CTGCTGACTTGCTGGAAAAAGGTGAGTATGACCCTGTAGAAAAATTGATCAAAGATGCGGTACAGATTAGTTTAACCAAAGACATGGGCACAGATTACTGGGCCGACCCTAGATTTCGTATTGACAAATACTTTAATTCGGGCGGACAAGTAAGCACAGGCTGGCCACAAATGGACAAGATCCTATATGGTGGATTTAGTCGTGGAGAACTCAATATCTTTGCTGGCGGATCTGGGTCGGGTAAGTCGCTTGTTATGATGAACATAGCATTGAGCTGGTTGCAAGCAGGACTTAGTGGTGTGTATATCAGTTTAGAACTTAGTGAAGAACTATGTGCCCTAAGAACAGATGCTATGTTGGCAGGAATGAGTACTAAAGAAATTCGCAAGGACATTGATCAAACTGAACTTAAGGTCAAGCTAGTTAGCAAGAAAGCCGGACAGTATCGTATCAAAGCCTTGCCTGCACAGAGCAACATCAACGACATTCGCAGTTACATTAAAGAAGTGCAAGTGCAAACAGGATTAAAGGTAGATTTTGTTATGTGTGACTACTTGGACTTATTGATGCCTGTAAGTGCCAAGGTTAGCCCCAATGACTTGTTTGTTAAAGACAAATATGTTTCAGAAGAATTGCGTAACTTGGCCAAAGAACTTAATGTGCTATTTGTAACGGCGTCGCAGTTAAATCGTAGTGCAGTAGAAGAAATTGAATTTGACCACAGTCATATTTCAGGTGGTATTAGTAAGATCAACACAGCAGATAACGTATTTGGTATCTTCACCAGCAGAGCCATGCGTGAGCGTGGCAAATATCAAATACAATGTATGAAATCGCGTAGTAGTACAGGTGTTGGCATGAAGATTGACTTGGATTACAATGTTGAAACCATGCGTATTACAGATCCAGGAGAAGAAGCCGGCCCAGTTAATAGTTTTGCTAAGGGTAACTTGCTAGACAGTATTAAAGCAAAAAGCACAATGATTAATGGAACAGAGCCTGCTAATCTTACTGACCGAGAAGAAACTACTAAAATCACTGCAGATGTACAAAGTGCTAAACTAAAGCAATTACTAGGCCAAATTAAAGCCAATTAATTAAGGGTTATTTAGACTACTAAACCGCTAAATAATAAAAAGGTTCTGGACCCAAAATGCAAAAGAAAACTCGCAGTTTATTAGAAGAATTAGACTCAATGTATATTGAGCGAGATCAGCGCCATGTTATTGAAAATCGCGCCGCTAATATCATTGCCAGTGCTATACGCTTGCTGGAGCAGATCGACAAAAGTTATAACTCTGAAGATGCACAGAATCTCCAACGTAAATTGCTCAATGCTATCAATCAGCGCGATCCCGGCAAATTTACCCGCACAGTGAGACGAACCGATGCAAATTCATGAAATAACAGAATCTCGGGTTGATGAAGGATTATGGAATAAAGGCATGGCTCTTGCCAACTATTATGCTGGAGATTATGCCAAGTCGGCTGAATACTCTCAAAAAGAACTTCAAAGTCAAGGACAAGATCCTGAGTTGGATGCAGATCCTAAACAGTCCTGGGAACAAAAATACACAGATCTAAAAAAGACTCCAGGTATGACAGTTTATATCAATGGACTGGCACAAGAGTGGCTTAAATCGCCAGATGCAAAAGTTGCACCTGCTACTGCTACATCAACCACACGGGCCGCACCTGGTCAAATGAGTGCAGCGGTAGCCGCAAGCAAAACCGGACAAAACATGCAACAGATGTTTGGTCAACCCAAGGGCGGAATTCAAGACATGCAGTCGGATTTAGAAGAAGCAATACCCATGGATCCTGCCAAGCTAGCAAAAATGAAACAACGAGCTCGCACTGTTGCACCAACCACAACTACTACTGCTGCCGCACCAACAACAACAGCTACTACTACTGCTGCCGCACCGGCACCAGCTGATTATATTGGAAAATTTCAAGCATGGGCAGATGAAAAATTAGCAACCAGAGTACAAGGAGTCTATGGGGCAAGTGCAACCATGGATGACGTTCGTAAGGACATTCCTGAGCTAGTAAAAAAATTGGACCAGGCTCTGCGCCAGGTAGCAAACACTCAAGGCACAGCACAACACGTCGCGGCCATTCAAGAATATTTAAAACTGGCCTCAGCTGGTATACAGGCCATTGGACAACAAAAACGCTACGATGCAACAAAAGCAAAATATAAACCTGGTGCTGACTCTGACGCAATCAATCAACTAGGACTCACTGATCGTCAAACGCAAGGACTAAAGTCACTGGCACGAACTCCCGCTGGCAAAACACAGATACTTAAAGTCTTGGGCATGATATAATGAAACTCCTTGAAGGTGGCAACGTATTCAAAGACGGCAATGGCCGTGCGTTAACCCAACGCATCAATCAGACTGATGTAAAAAGTACGCTGGCTTGGTTAGAAGAATTATTACCAGGCCTTGACCTACAGAACAACACACTTGGATCCACTGGTATTAAAGATACCTCTGGCGACTTAGATATTGCTGTAGATGCAACAGAGGTTACCAAAGACCAATTAGAGCATAGACTCAAACAATGGGCCGCTAGTCATGGATTCAAACCCGAAGACTATGTAAAAAAATCTGGTACTGCGGTGCACTTCCTCACACCAATCAACGGCCGTCCAGATCTGGGTTATGTACAGTCAGACTTTATGTTCCTTAACAATGTACCTTGGAGCAAGTTTGTGCTAGGCGCCATGCCAGCAGATTCACAGTACAAAGGTCGCGAACGTAATGTCCTGATGAACTCAATTGCTAAGAGCATGGGCTATAAATTAAATCAAATTGCCGGAATTGCAGATCGTGTGACCAATAAACTTATCACTGATGATCCCGACAAAGTAGCAAAGTTATTATTAAACCGTACGGCCACCCGTCAAGATCTAGCCAGCGTAGAAACAATTTTACAAGCACTCAGCACAGATCCAGAACGTGAGGCTAAACTAGCAGACTTTAAACAGCACATGGAGCGCGAGGGACTTCCGTTTATGGAAAGCGAAATACCTGCAGTTACTGGATACACAGAAGTAAACTTCCTAGCCCGCCTGCGTGATCGTATTGTGAATCAAGGCATGCAGGTCATTGTGGAAGCAGAAGTACAAGGTGGTCGTGCCAAAGGCATTGAGCACCTAGAAGATCTTGTGTTTCGTCGTGGCAGTGCCGGCATCAAGCAAGCGTTAGATATTGTCCGGCATACTGCAGCTGACACAGGTAAGACTGCCACAGTCAAATGGGACGGCAAACCAGCACTAGTATTTGGAAGGGATCCAGAAGGAACTTTTATTTTAACTGATGTGTCAGGATTTACAGCCCGTGGATATGATGGACTATTTGCCAGCCCACAACAGGTTGGCCGCCACTTGGCACAGCGTGATGCTGATGCCGAAGCACAAGGTCGTTCAGCTACCCGTGTTGCGACACTACTACCAATTTATCAACAATTATGGCCCATGTTAGAAGCCGCTACACCTAAGAACTTTAGAGGCTATGTTCAAGGTGATTTGTTGTACACACAACGCCCTCCAGAACAAGCGGGTAATTTTGTGTTTACACCCAACACCATAGAATACAAGATTCCTATGGCCAGCGATGTAGGTCAACGCATTGCTCGTAGTGATGTAGGTATTGCCATGCACACACGCTATGCCGAACCTGGCGCACCAAAAGAACCCATCGGTAACGTTGACTTTAAACCAGTTACTGGGCTATTGTTGTTAGAGCCAGTCTACGCCAAAGAAAATGTTCGCCCTAACCGTCAACTGGTACAGCAACTTAAAGATGTGTATAATTCTCGTGGCGCCGCTATTGATCAGCTGTTTAATCCTGCCGATCTTAGATCTTTACAAATTACCGATCTTCCTCGTTTATGCGTAGATTATATCAACAGTCGCGTGGGATCGGGATTTGATAATTTATTGGCTGACTTTGGTCCATGGTTACAACAACGGGTTACACCTAAAAAGTTCAACAACATTGTAGAATACTTGCAAAGTCCACGCAGTAATTTAGATGGCATGGTAGGGGCATTTACTGCCTGGGCCTTGGCACATGATATCAAA